GAATTGCTTGGTTACTCGCCTGTGCATCTAAGGGCAAGGCCATAGATAGAGATATCCCAATAGCGATGGCTACCCCGCAGGCTTGCCGTGAACGGCCTGCGGTGAGCCCTTGATGGGCTCTAGCCCTGAGAGTACCAGCGATGTCAAATACATTCATGTGTAGCCTTTCCTATAATCTCATTATGTGAGATGTGAATTACGTCACATTTATCTATTGTCGGTCGAATAGAATCCTGTGCCCTTGAATGCCACTCCCACACTTGAGTAAACCTTACTCATCGAGCTATGACAGAACGGGCATTCCAGATCATGCGGCTCATGGATTGACATCCACTTCTCAATCCTGGCATTACTCTCGCAATGCTCGTTGTCACATTCAAACTCATAGGTTGGCATCTGGATCACTCTCACATGTTCTGCATGTCTCGGTGAACGCCCATGCGCCACACATCTTGCATCTCATGGGCTCTAGTTTAGCAAGATCATCGCTGAAATCCCCGTAACCTGCTTTAAGCAATAGACCGACCAGGTCGCCCAATCTCATGAATGCTAGGTAGTCCTCTGGACTCTTCTCCCCTTGACCATTCAAGCGAGCAACTACGAAAGGCAGCCCACCAGTTTTAGCAGCTCTCTTAGTTACCTGATCGATCCATGCCTTTGGCGCAAACGTACTGCGACTCTTCACTTCTGCGTCGAACGGGACGTGAGTGATGTCTTTGCCTGCGCCTCTTCCAACGTCTGCATGTGGCCACCAAGTCGATAGGTACTGGGCTACTACTCGCTCCGTTTTGAAGCCTCTATATTTACGGCTTTGTGAGGCCATTGACCGCGTGACACTTAGAACATGACCAGCTCTTATTGGCCAGATTTACCTTTATGTCTTTGTAAGGTATTGCGTCATTACATAAGCAGCATCGGGTAGTGAATGTGAACTCTTCAAGAATTGCAATCACTTCCTTTGATCGATGAATCTCATCTTCAGTTGGGAATGACTCCCACTCGCCATCTTGATTCAAGAATTGTAAACGTCCCATCTTTAGCGTCCCTTCTGTCGTTGCCATGTGCCGTCTTCTTTGCTTATCTCATACCAGATCACATCATTCGGTGATGGGCATCGAGTAAGTTCACCAGTTACTGCATAAGGACACTTGAAGTGACCCCACGGCTTACCAGCCTTACTCTGACCCGTCTTCCAGATCATGTCTCCATGCTGACACCGGGGAATATCCTTCTCTGTCTGGCCGCCAATGATTTCTTTCACCATCGACACGGCTTCCCCCATTGTGGGCGGCATACTCGCTGGCTTGATAGTCCATGGATCGTCCTCCTTTACGACTGGAACATAAGTGCTTGAAGTCTCAGACATCTTAGCCTTTACTTCATCGATCGTAGCCTTTACTTCGCTTGCCTTATTAACTTTGACCATTTCCTCTCGTGACGCTCGCTTTCCTTTTGTTGCATATCCTGCGTTAGCAAGCGCTCGACCAATAGCACTAGTTTCACAATTCTCCAGCGCCGACGTCGCATTGACGCCGCGACCCTGAATGGTTTCTTCTGCAAGTCCTGTAGTCCAAGGCCGAATGTCCGCCTCTGTGCGATATATAGCAGCCTCAACAATAAAACGGCCACTGGCTGAATCAAGTAACTTTGTATGAATCTGTCCATCTGGATGCTCCTTCCAAAACTTAATTAGTCGTTCTTCTACTGTCTCGTAATCTTCTAGGTTAAACATATTGCTCGTCCTTTTCTGTTATCAGTTCACAAGCTAGTGCAAGGTAAGCACATGCGTCGATAAAGGAGTCAATGTGATCTGGTGTTTCTTGTAGTCGGGCAAGTTTAACTTCGACCATTGCCAGACACGCTTGATGGTCTGAGATTGGTACTTCAAGCATTTGTTGGAGTCGTAATGCGATTCGAGTCTGATTGATACGAGGATGACCATATACTCGTCCTCGGTCTCCAATGATGTCAGTAGCTGATAATAGGACTTCACTTGCTTTCACACTCTCACCCTTTCTTTTGACGCGTAGTAATCCCGGACTGCCTTGCGACCTTTGATGTAACCCACGCGGATGCCGACGATACGGCCTAAGTGAAAATATAGTGCGGATAAGACAATCATGGCAACCAAGTCGCCTAATGATGGATCGAACATGTTGGAGCCTTTCTATCAACGCCCTTCGTTGATGGCTCTACTGTCTCACGCCCTAAGGGGGAATTTTAGGAATTTAAGATAACGAAACGGTAACGATTCTGCGTCATCAATATGATCATCGATGTCCCGATCAAGCTCGTTATCTAGGTCGTCCATAGCGCTTGCCTGAGACGACGAACGTGCCGTCCTTCTCAATGTAGATCAGATCGACCTGGACGTTCTTGCCCTCGACGTACATGATGGCAAAAGCCTGCTGCCAATTAGCCGATCCCTTTGTATAAGACGCCTTGCTGAAGTCCATTAGATTGCCTACCTCAACGCCATGCAGAACACGCCCAATACGGCCTCCAGAGGCCTCTGAGAAGGACGATCTGCCTGCTCTGTGAGTATGTCCTGAGATAACGCTCTTGCCATGCCTACGGGCGGCTTCTAACGCTGATAGACCACCTTGAGACTTGATAGGGGTATGGTCGCCATGGACTGCGATCCAGCCTGGAGCGATGTTGTATGGCTTGCGATGAAAGGTAATGCCTAGTTCATCCAGACGCATAAATTTCTCAAAGCGCAGCTCTGGCAATGATAGGAATGATGGAATCTTGCGCATAATCTGCGTGTACAAGCGATCCGTATGATTGCTACGAATCATCTGCGTCACCTGGAGATCGTAAAGAACCTGAATAGCCTCCTCGCGATCGTCTCCAAGAGTCTGTTCGTATGCTTCTGGCGTTCCTTCTGACCATTTGCTAATTGTGTTGAAATCAATCTCGTCACCTATTGTCACTACTTCGTGCGGCTTAAACTTACTGATAAAACTGGCCAGATTTTTGACTGCGTGTCGATCGTGGAACGGAACCTGTAGGTCGCTCACTATGACTATTCGCTTCATTTAATCCTCGTCGTCGTCCTCATAGGGTAGGCGATCCACGCGGTCGGGGATCGATGGCAGTATCCAATCAGGGTAAGCATCTCGATCAGAAATAATTGCTAGGCATAAATCAACTGCAAAACCTGCTCGCCTTAGTGCGCGATACATCTCATGCAAGCTAATCGCCCATGCGTCTAACTGTGAATAAGTATCGAGATCGATGACTTTCTTTCTTGCCATGTCAAAAATTATCGCTCAAGAAGTATGTTGTAAATCTCATCGACACGCGAATTGAGTCTCTTAATTTCAGAGAGAAGATGCGTGATGACGTAACCTGCAAGGCCACCGATTACGGCAAGGCTTGCAAAGTAAAGCGTGATAAAGTCAGTTGTGTTCACTTCTTCTCCACGGTATCTACTGCAGCCTCGATAGCATCAACGACAATATCTGCAACGGCCTTCTTAGCACGGTAAGACTTGATAGCAGTACGGATGACCGGGATCGCTATAAGTCCAAGAGTTGCATAGATAATTGCTTCCATTATTTACCACCTATCATCGGGATATTGAACCAACTAGAGTCTTCATCGCCCTTGATAGTAAAGCTGACATGCGCGTGGTGATTATGCTTATTGATCCCATCATAAGGACGCCAAGCCCAAGCCTTCTTAGCTGAGGCGATCTTTCCGTCAAAGATGATGTAACTGATTCTCTTATCGCCAGACTTTGCAAGGAGTCGAATCTGATCGACCAAGTCAGGCATGACATCGGGCTTCCTGCCTTTGCCTGCAAGGTCGCGGTCAATGTCGATGGCACGAACCCATCCTTGTGCATCTGGATTATGATCAGACTTGCGCGCAGCGTGTCTTGTATCGCCGATCCAGCCGTCCGAAGTTCGATCTCGACCGGGGAATGCATCATCGATCTGTTCACGAAGTTGAATTGCGGATTTGCTCAAGCGCGGCTTCACAGGCTGCACACTCCCATCGCTTTAGATCGTTAAGTAGCAATTCTTGATGTTCGCATGGCACAGGTGGGATGAATGCGTCATCGATCGGATCGTAGGTATAACCAATTCCCGCATAGTTAAATCTTATCGATCCAGAATAACTCGTGCGCTTGCATGTCTGACCTCTAAAATTGCCATACCAAGTTTCAGGATCTAGTCCTTCAATTAACTCTGTTTCATCAATGCCAGTAATGACTTCTGTGACAATGCTTGATTCATTGAGAAATGCGTAATGTGCCATTATGACCAGCTCACATTTCCTGTGCCAGCAGTAATTGTTGTCACTTTGTAACCGCCAGCAGGTGCAGGTGTAGATCCTGTTAGTCCTGCGCCAATTGTTATTGTGTAAGCGTCTGGATATTTATAGATGACAACTCCAGAACCACCAGCTGCTGGAAGCCATGCAGCATTGACGTCTGTGTTACCACCGCCACCGCCACCACCGCCTTTATTTGCTTCGCCTGCCGTTGCCGCGGTATTTCCGCTTCCGTTACCGCCGCCGCCTGCGCCGCCTGATGCGTTTGTTGAATTGTTTGCACCTGCGCCACCACCACCTGCATAAGTTACAGATGAGCCGGTAATGGATGACGCGGTTCCGTTTCCACCATTTCCAGGAACTCCACCCGTACCATTTGCGCCAGCAGCCGATGAACCGCCACCACCACCGCCTACGGCATTTCCACCAGAACCAGAACCAGTTCCACCCGATGTACCAAGACCACCGCCTGAAGCATTACTTGTACCGCCCGCAATAGTTCCACTAGGTGCGCCAATAGAACCACCGCCACCGCCTGAACCGCCGTTGTTACCAGTTAAAGTAAATCCACCGCCACCGCCACCGCCGTTACAAGTTTTGCTATTAAAAATAGAATTATTTCCAGCACTACCGCGACCAGCTGAGACTCCTGCCGCGCCACCTGCGCCAACGGTTGTTGAATAATTCGTGCCTGCTACCAATGTTGCATTAGTCGTAAAGTATTCGCCTGCGCCACCACCACCTGCTAAATAACTTCCGCCGCCTGCGCCGCCTGCAACGATTAAATAATCAACAGACAAAGGAGGCAAAGCCCTAGGTGCAAGGAGTCCGACTACATTGTTAAGCATTACCCAATAGCCCCTACGACGTACCAAGTATCTGTGCCGGTCTTGATGCAAGCTGCACTCTTATATTGTCCAAGAGTAGGTTGGGCGGCTACTGAGCCAGCCGATAGGACTGTAGTAGTGCCGGACGTAACTGCCTTGATTGTGCAGGTACCAGCGCCAATGTTAAGAACTGTGATGACTGTACCGATCGGGAATGCTACTGAGGCATTGGTCGGAATGTTGAAGGCGATTGCGCTCGACTTGTTCATGATCTCTAAAACTTGATAGGCATCGGCTATTACTGCCGTGTAATCGACTGTGTTAGCTGCGCCGACAGTAAAGGCTACTAGGCCGTTATAGTCTGCGGCCGTAAAGATGTCGCCTGTTGTCGCTGGAAAGCCTTCTGCCATGATTTTCTCCTAGTATCCCATTATGGATTGTCCGATTATACCGTAAGTCGATGATCCGATAATGAATCCTTCGACTATAGGCTCAAGTGTTGTAACTGTGCATTTCATACTGTTAGGGGTTATATCCCATGCCAAGCCCTGCACCTGCAAGGTCTT